TGTTGAATATGTTAAAAAAGAGATTAAGTCAGGACAAACTAAGAAGGCAACTAAGGCAAAGCTAAAGGATTATTCTACAGATGAGGTAGAGATGATTATAGATAAAGCTGAAAGCGAACTAAAGAACTTTTGGCGTAAAGATGATAAAGGTAGGGTATCGGTTAGTCCATCTTTATACAGGGACTTCTTAGCTGATAATGGCTTCTTTAAGTATTACAACAGTGAGCTTAGTTATCTATTCATTAAGATTGAGAATAACTTTGTAAGAGAGATAAATGAGGATAGAATAAAGGACTTTATACTTCATTATATTGACGGTCAAAATGATGCTGTTGTATTTGATTACATTAGCTCTACTACTAGACTCTTCAAAAAGGACTTCTTAAACTACATTAAAGACAAAGAAGTAGAATTTATTAGAGATACTAAAGATAAAGGATATTTGTTTTATCAAAATTGCCTTGTAGAAATTACAGCTGAAGGAGTAGAACAAAAGCAATATGTAGATTTTACTCAGCATGTTTGGGAAAAACAAGTAATAAAAAGAAACTTTAATTTGTCAAGCTCTGATTGTGATTTTAAAACCTTTATAAAGAATATATCTAAAACAGAGGATAGGTACAATTCGTTTCAATCAGTTATAGGTTATATGCTACACACTTATAAAACTCCTTACTTTAGTCCTGCAATTATTTTAAATGATGAGGATATAAGTGATAACCCTCAAGGCGGTACAGGTAAAGGTTTGATAGTCGAAGCTCTTAGTCAATTTAAAAATAGCTGTACGATCAATGGTAAGAACTTTGACCCATCTAAGGACTTTGCTTTTCAGCGGGTATCTATTGATACTCAAGTCTTAGTATTTGATGATGTCCAGGAGAACTTTGATTTTGAGAAACTATTTAGTATTGTTACAGATGGTATGCCGATTAATAAGAAAAACAAGGATGAATTCTTTATTGATAAGGACCGCACGCCAAAGATTATCATACCAACCAATTACATACTGAAAGGTGAAGGTAACAGCCATGAGCGAAGAAGGTTTGAAATAGAGCTGAATAATCACTACAATAAGAAGTTTACCCCTTGGCACGAATTTAAGCGTAATTTCTTCTATGATTGGGATGCTGAAGAGTGGGCTAAGTTTGATAACTTTATGATTGAATGTATACAGTACTTTTTAATCAATGGCTTAGTTTCTTACAATTCAGTTAATCTAGATGAGAAAAGATTAGTCAGTGAACTTGGACACGATTTTTATACCTGGATAACTGAGCACATTAAATTTAATGAGCGTATACACTTCAAAGATATCTATGAGAATTTTACTAATGATTATACTCACCACCGCAAATGGTCACAAAAGTATACAACGGTAAGGCTTAATAAATATGCTAACTACCTTGTTAAGCTTGGTACTTGTCAATCTATTGTAAGAGGTAAGACTAATCAAAGCAAAGAATATATTGAACTAATTAAAATAACGGCACCCCTTGCAGCTTCAGTTGACATTTGGGACCAAATAGAAGCTAAAGTACTATGAGTAAGAAAGTAATGAAAAAAATACAATACCCTAGCAAAGAAAAGGCTGTAATTAGATTTTATAATGATTATTATATATTTGATAAGATAAGGGATAATGGTTGGTATTATGATTATGATTGGATTCAAGATGTAAATGCTATTCGTAATTACACAAAAGAATTTCAAGATTTTAATAAACACCCAGTGAGCACAACTGTAGATAGGCAACTTCAATTAGAATTAGAATTTAAAATTAAACATGGAAATATGAACAAAGAAAGTAAAGAAAGGTTAAAGACAGCAGAGCTTGCTTACCTGATAACGAAATACCCCTCAGTGCCTATTCCTATGATACCATTAACGAAGTACGAAGATAAAACAGCTAATGGATTGACTAAATGTATTGTTGAATTCTTAAACTATTCTAAATGTCAAGCTGAAAGGATAAGTACTACAGGAATGTTTAGGAACGGCAAATGGACCAAAGGAAGCGGAACCAAAGGGAGTGCTGACATCTCAGCTACTATTCAAGGTCGTTCAGTTAAGATTGAAGTTAAGATTGGTAAGGATAGACAAAGTGAGGACCAAAAGAAATACCAGCGATCTATTGAAGATTGCGGGGGTGTCTATATAATTGCAAAGAATTTTGATGATTTTATCGTATGGTACGATAATTTTTGTATATTTGTTAATAAATAATTAAAACAAACGCTATGAGTACAAAGAAAGTGGCTGACGCCATTGAAGAAGTAGACATGTCTGCTATGCCGTTTTATGTTAGACTACATAAAGCAAAACAATTAATCGGTAAGGTGCATAAGAATGCTATCAACCCCCATTTTAAAAAGAATTATGCTGACATTAATAGTATCTTAGATACTGTTGAGCCTATCTTACTACAGCACGATCTATTATTACTGCAACCCATTAAGGATAATGTAGTAGTTAGTCAAATAATTGACATTCACTCTGGTGATTTAGTTGAAAGTTATATGACTTTGCCTTCCATTACTGACCCTCAAAAGGTTCTAAGTGCTGTAACTTACTTTAGAAGAGGTACACTACAAAGTTTATTATCTCTTCAGGCAGTTGATGATGATGGAAGTACAGCTGCAAGCTCTAAGCCTTCTATTGATAACAAGAGATTTGAAGAAGCAGTACAAGCTATCAATGATAACAAGTATACTGTTGCTAAACTAAAGGCTAGTTTTGAATTAACTGATTTACAAACTAAAGCACTACTATTGTTATGAAAATTAGATGCAGCTCAATAGGTAAAATAATGACTTCCTCTAAGACTAAAGGGGAAGCATTAAGCCAAACTACTAAGACTTTTATTCAAGGATTAGTATTAAAAGAAAAGTACGGTATTCGTAAAGAATTTAGCTCTAAATATACTGACAAGGGTAACCAATGCGAAGATGGTTGTTTAGGTTTGGTAATGGATGTACTACAAACAGAATTCTTATATAAGAATGAAGAGAACTTTAGTAATGATTGGTTAACAGGTACTCCCGATGTAGTAACCGATAAGTATTTAATTGATGTAAAGAACTCTTGGAGTGCTTCCACCTTCCCTTGGTTTGAAACTGAGTGCCCTAATAAAGAGTATTTTTACCAATTGCAAGGGTACCTTTGGCTTACCAATAAAGAAGAAGCTATGCTTTGTTATTGCTTGTCTAATACTCCTATAGATATTGTACAGGATGAGATTAGAAGAGAGCATTATAGACTTAAGCTAATGGATGATGATATTGATATCATAGACCAGGTGCAAAAACAGCATAACTTTGACCATATACCCGACAACAAAAGAGTAAAGGTATACACTATCAAAAGAGATAATGAAGTAATAGAACAAATCAAAGCGAAGGTTGAACTATGCAGAGATTACTTTAACCAATTAATTGAAACAATATGATTATATTACTAACAATACTACTCACTCCCGCAATTGTGTGGGGGTGGGTATGCTCAATAGCTTACTTAATAGAAACCTTTAAAACAAATGAATATGAGTAATTACGACAACACAAACACAGGAGCTTTATTTACTAATGAGAAAAAAGCTGACAATCACCCCGACTATAAGGGTAAGATTAATGTAAACGGCAAAGATTTAGAGATAGCAGCCTGGATAAAAACATCTAAAGCAGGATCTAAATTCATGAGCTTAAAGGTTAGTGAACCTTATGTAAAGCCTGAAGGTAATGTACCACCGCTCAGCTCAGTAGTTGAAACAGATGATTTACCATTTTAATTAAAATTAACCCTGCATGTTTTATGTGGGGTTTTTTGTTATATTTACCGAATGGAACTAATACTTATTATATCGATGGCGTGGTGGATTGTAAACTTTGAGCCATTACAACTAGCAATAGATGGACTATTCGCTAAGTTACCTGTAGATAGCTTAACAGCATTTATGCACGCAGCTTTAGGCTGTTGGAAGTGTTGGAGCTTTTGGTTAACTATATTTATTACAGTTGACTTTAGCCTGGCTTGTTTTGCTGCATTATTTACCTTTATATTAGATTTATGTTTGAGCAAACTGAAATAGAACTTATAGAGTCTATATTTGAAACTGAAGAGGTAGTGAGAACTGCAAAGGTTAATCTTAATAAGTTAGCTAAGATAAAAGAAAAATATACAGGCGTTAAAGAAAAGGATTGTTTCTGCTCTTCAGTTAGGCGTAAAATTTGGTTTAAAGGTTTTAAATTATGGTATGAAAGCAATACTTGACAAATACATAACTGAGAATTACGCTGAGGTTAGAACATATACTAACTACTTCCTTGTGCGTTTCAAAAGTTTTATAGATGCTGACACCGTAATAAACAATTCATATATTCATGTAGTCAATATCAATGATCCATTACCAACAATTGAAAAGGTTAAATCATATTTATTTAATACAATTAAGTACCAGGTGATTTGGACATCTTCACTATCAAATAGACACGATAGGATTAATTCAATGCCATTCATAGTAGACAAAGATACTGCAGAAGATACGAGCGACTTAGATGCTAAGATACTAGCAGACAAAACTTATAACCTACAAAAAGGCGTAATAGAAATATATAGACAAAGAATAAAGGACAGCATACAGAAAACAATATTTGAAGCTTACATTGATAAAGGATATAACACAGCTCGAAGCATGGCAAAGTATTTCGATATTACGACTACTTCAGCTCATTACATCATAAAGGATTTGAAACACGAATTAAACGAATTACAATATAGTTATGAAGATTAGCCAAGTACTCAGCACCTTGTCTTTACTTGTAGCATTTTCTGCAGGTATTGCCTTAATAGCTTTAGATTACCAATGGGCCGCCAGGTGTGCAGGTGTTTGGGTATGTATGTATTACACATTTTTAATAGTAGACGAATATGAAAACAAAAATCAAGAGTGAATTTATTGGTAAGACAATAATCAAACAATCACAGTACGGTGACCTTGCAATAGTAATAGATGAAATTACACCTGATCGTTACGCTTATGTTACAAGCATAGGATTAGGGTATATATTTGAAGAAGTAAAGACAGTCACTTATACAGGAGTAGAAGAAGTAAAGAAACCAAAGAAACTAAAAGAAGATGAGAATAACTGAAATAAAAATAGATAGTGAAATTAATCTAAGAAGTAACGAGAGCTCTATAGGTTTATATTTAACTGCTGAAAATGATACAGCTTTATTGAATGAGTTAATGTCTTCAAGAGCTTCTAAATTTGAAGTGCTATTAATAGACGGATTAATCACAATTAACTTTTTTGATACATTGACACCTGAAGAAATTAACCAGGAGAAAGTAAAAGCGTTGCAAAAAGAAATAGACACTTTAACGGGTAAAGCAAGATGAGACCAAAACTAATAGAGACACCCGAAAAGCTTATGCAAATGTTTGAAGAGTATAAGACCTATGTAGCAAACAATCCTAGGACTAAATGGGTGCTTTCACAAAAGACCGCTGAGATGGTACCCGAACCGCTTAGAGTACCTTTAACTATTGAAGGGTTTGAAGTTTGGGCCTTTAAAGATTACTCAGATGTACACCATTATTTCGACAATACAGATGGAAGGTATGAAGCGTATAGGACAGTCTGCACGCATATAAAGAAAGAGATACGCAGAGACCAAATAGAAGGCGGTATG